ACCCAATAATGGGTGCCTCGTAGGACAGACTTCCGTCCTATTCAATAGTGACCCTATCTGACTTCACTTGGTATGGACTTATGGCCACACGAGTTAGGACTCTATCCGGAAGGATAGTGGGAGGCGAGGGAACTTGGGCTGGAAGCCCAATCTCTGCCTCCTATCCTACACTACGTGGGTCATGTACCGATGTGGTTGGTGACTATGGTGGTAACCATCCGTTAACTCTCAAAAGAGAGGAAACTACTGGTTCACTCTATGTCCGAGAATCCGGCTCCTTGATACTTCCGTATCCTGGAATGCCGACTAATTGGCACAATGAGTCCTGGGGTGACTGGTCTCCGCAACCTGCGTTGTCCAGTTACGTAAATCGCGTCTTAGCGACATCAGGTCCACTATCACCCAACCTCAACCTCCCTCTGTTCATCGTAGAACTCAGGGATATACCTGGTATGCTTCGGCACGCCGGTAATTTACTGCACAAGATTCATAAGCCTTCTGGCTTGAACCCTGTGAAGGAAGCCGCGGCAGCTAACCTAGCCTACAAATTCGGCTGGGCTCCGCTGATCGAGGACCTTGGTAAGCTTCTCCACTTTGCTGAGGCTGCTAGAATACAGCAACAGCGAATAAAGAAAGCATACTCCAGTAAAGGGGTACGTCGTAAGGTGAATCTCGGTAGCGATTCCAAGGGTTTCACCGGATCATCTCTGATCTGGTCTACCTACGGAAGCTTCCTCCAGCCTACCTGGATCGGTAGTGGAAACTCCACTACTTGGGCCACGGTTCGCTGGATTGTACGAGATCCATCTCGTTATGGGTATGAGCCTCCTTTTACGGAAGCCCTAAGAACCTCACTCGGCTTTAATGCCGGGCAGATTCCCATAACGGTATGGAAGGCAATCCCATGGACATGGATGATTGATTGGTTTACAGACATATCAAATGTTCTGCAGGCCAATTACAATTCCATTTACTTCAAGCCTTATCGGCTGAGTATCATGAGAACGTCTGTCACCCGGGTTGAACATAAAGCCATACTTGCTATCGGAGGAAATCCAGGTAACTACCTGACCTCCGGTACAAGAACGGTCACGTTCAAATACCGATATGCCAACAATGCACCAAGTGCAAGTCCGACTTTGCGCCTGCCCTTTATGGACGGGTACAAACTGTCAGTCCTGGGTAGTTTAGCTGCCCTAAAGGTCCTCAAGTGAGGATCTAAGGACGGCCAGACAACTCCAGGAGAACGCCAATGTTTGCTGCCACTCTCACTCTGACCATCGCGGGTAACGCACGTGTGCTTAACCGCGTGAATCAGGATGCTTTCGGCTCAGAGTATTCCTATTCGGATGCTCTGCAGTCGATCATCATGAAGATTCGCCATAGTCAGGATTCTCCTGACGCTGACGGTATCACCATGAAGAGACACAATGTGTTCGTCGAACACATCGTGTACCCCACCCTCACTGTGCCGATGAAGAAATACACTAGCACGGTGACGATCCGGAACGGCAAGTTCGACGACCCGGTGGGTACTGCGGACCTTTTCAAGGCCCTTGCAGTCCTCCTGGCCGCGAGTTCTTCGCAGATGGTGACTGACCTCTCGGTCGGCATCAACTGACGAACTCAACTTCCAGATCGAAGGTCAAAGAGGGTTACCTGTATTTACAGGCCCCTCTGCGCCTTCATGGATGAGTTTGGCATTCAAGCACATAGACTAGAAACCCTCTTATGAAAGAGCTTCTATGAAAAGCTATGTACTTATGGCGTTCACCATCTACGCCGGCATCCTTAAGGATGCTACCACAAGATGGTCCAATCTTGAGGCTTCACTAGAGAAGGACTTGTCCTACCTCAGTAAAGCAGTTGAAGCGAGAGGTTTACCGTTTCTCACGATACTCCTCCCCGCCATGGCGAAGTCACTTCTGAAGTGGCTAGACCAAGGTGTCATGGATGTGCAGGATGTCCCGCAAGGGTATCCTATGCATCAGAAGAAGCCCAAATTATTTGGGGATTTCTTCGACATGATCTTCGATACTCAAGGACGTCTTCGGCTAGACGGTGACACCGAAGCAATAGCATTCCTGTATCAGCTCCTCAGCTGCTGCAAGAACGTTGAGCTTGACTGTCACCCCTCAAGAACAAAGGAGACTCTAGATGAGTTCTTCGCTATTGAGGAAAATCTACCCGTTTCTTATCCGGACACTTGGGATTCTGATATCCCCAAGTGGGAGCCAAGATACGGACACCCCCTCTGGGGGATCCGAAGGTTCGAAAATGACGCTCAAGCAGCGTTTCCTTTCGATCCTATTCATCCTGGTTCTAATGGCCATGATCTCCCTTGGAATGATCTCCGGGCTTATGCTCGAAAGATTGTCCACGGTTGGTTGGGGTCCATTCCAGATTGGGAATTGGAGCCAAGACATGGCCCAGGAGCAGTCTCAGAAGGCCTACGAGGGGACAAGTATGCGTTCCCAAATTGGCCAACTAAACTCGAGAATCGATTCCCGTATGACTGGTATGGAGCAGGGGTCCTTGACCACTACTCCTATCCAGACCATCGAGAACGACCCTCCCGACTCATTGCAGTTCCCAAGTCCCAAAAGGGGCCCAGGCTTATCTGCGCTGAACCGGTTGCTCACCAATGGATCCAACAAGGGATCTGGCGGTGGCTTGAGTCTAGAGTTAAGGCGACGCCTTTGCAGGCGTCCATTAACTTTCGAGACCAGAGCATCTCCGCGAGGAGGGCTCTAAGCTCCTCCCATAGTGGCGAGCTGTGCACAATTGATTTGAGCTCAGCTAGCGACCGGGTCTCAACACGGCTGGTAGAGTATCTATTCCAGGGTAGTAATATCCTGGATGCGATGCACGCCTGCCGTACTAGGACCATGGTTCAGAACATATCAGCTGATCATCCAAGGATGATCGTATTGAGAAAGTTCAGCACTATGGGTTCCGCTGCTACGTTCCCGGTACAGACACTTGTGTTCTATATGCTCACAACATGGGCTCTTAAGCTCGTGGTGGAAGCGAAGGGATACGAGGGTCCAAAGTGGACCGCAGCGGATGTCACGATCTTCGGGGACGATATCATCGCCCCGACGGTCGCATACCCGACCATCAAACTCGTTTTGCACGAGTGTGGGCTTAAGGTGAATGAAGCCAAGACTTTCACGGGGAGTAATTTCCGGGAAAGTTGCGGCATGTACGCATTTCGTGGAGTTGACATAACTCCTGCGTATTACCTTAAGCCGTATGATGGTTCCCCCAGTTCTCTGACCACAACCGTCGAGATGTCCAACAATTTCCACTTACGTGGTTATTGGAAAACAGCTGAGGCGATTGTGTCCCAGATTCCCGAACAGGAGCTTAAGAAGCTCCTTATTACGGACACGGGACGAACTGGTGGCCTAGGCCTAGTATCATACTGTGGGACTGGTTACCATCTCCATAAGAAGAGGTGGGATCCCGGTCTCCATAGCTGGTACGTCAAGGTCCTCTCTGTGTCTCCTAAGACACAGATGGCCAAGGGCCCAGGTGAGTCGTCACTTTCTCAATATTTCTTTGAGAATCCCAATCCCGAGTTTCCTTGGGAGTCAGGAAGAGTGACGAGCGTCAAGCAAAGGAAGC